TTCCACGCTTGCGTCAATGATTTATCGCTTGCGAGGTTGCCGTGTAACGTAGTACCGTCCTCTAAGGCGGTCACGTAAAATCTATTACTAATTGTACTCATAATCGTTTATCGTTCCGTTGTTTCGTTGTTTTCTTCTTTGTTTGCTAAATCATCAAGATTGTCCTCAACGTTGTCAACATTATCGTTGGTTCCCGTTTCGGATTGTTGTTCTTGTGCCGTAATATCGTCGCCCATTTTGTAGCCATTTTCTGCTATAAGACGTGCGGCAATTTCCTCACTTGTACGTTCAACACCTGAAAGACCGTCTATGTATTCATCGGGTGTGAATCTAACATAAGACAGATCTTTGTTGTTCAATACAAATCGTCCGTCGGCTATACGGTAGCGTATTTGAATAAGGCCACTACGAATAGCAATGTCACGTGAAACTAAATAAATTGCGTTGTTGAATGCCATAATCTTTCTATTTTTTTTGTTATTTTTAAACTTATTCTTGTTTAGAAAACTGGTCGGTCAAAAACGGTATCGTCGTCGTCGGTTACAACAACACCATCATCTGTAATTTTTTCGTATGCACCAAGCAAGTACACATACGGAAATACCAATGTGCTTGCAAGACTTGATGTATTACCAATTGTGTTTCGTAATTCGCTCGCGGCAAATTCCATTTGTTGTCCCCAACCCATATCGGTTTCCGTAGATGTTGTGTTCTTGCGGATTTTCCAATTGAAATGCAAGTGTTCTTTCTTTATAGCGTCCGAAAGAACAGAATGACGAATATTTACTACCGTGCCAAATGCCATTTTTACGGTGTTACTCCTTACGGCACTTCCGTTTTGCGAAACAACACTTGTGTCAACGTCTGGTATTCTCCAATGTAACGTACGGTGTACTTTGTCGGGATAAAGTGCTGTTGCTGTTTCGCTGTCCTTCGCACGTAACACTACACGAATATCTTCTCCATACATTGCGTCAACGACTAAATCTTGCGTGTTTTGACCGCTAACATACCAAGGCATTGTGTCGGCTAACACCTCTACCGTATCGTCAACAGCGTACCACACAAAAAATGTCGATTCACTAACATCTTGACCGCCCTTGTTTGCAATCGCATGAAACGTAAAACTCGAACTTGCGTCCACAAGTGGATTGTATGATTGCGAGCTTGGTGATGCTATATTCAATGTTGGAAATTCTACACTTGCGTCACGATTGGTTGATAGAATAACGGTATCTTGCACGCGATACGTTACTCCACTATCTCGAGGATCAATATATGTTGCTTCGCACCGTATCGTTACAGAACGTGTGTAAGACACATTTTTCTTGACCAAAAGATTGTTGCCTACCTTGACATAATCAGCCGTATCTCCGTCCGTAATGTTCGTTATTTCCGTTTCTACATAATCACCAGCAGTGCTATCGTAAGCCCGTTCAAACCAAGATACGGTATAGAACGAAGGTTCATACTTTTGCTTTGTATCTTTGTCGAAAGCGGAAATCTTAGGGATAAGCGTAAGTGGTGTCAACTTTCGGTTTGGTGCATATTTTTCAGTGTTGTCATAATACCATTGTTCCAATTGGCCGTCGTGTTCAATATAGAATGATTCATCCAACGGCATCAACTCGGTGTTAATGACAGTAGGCGTCGAAACGTTTAGTTTTCTTCCCATATCTCTTTTCTTTTTATCGTTTAACTTATTATTTGATTGTCAACTATCCTTGTTGTTTTGCCGTCATTTAACACAACGGTACAAGTGAATATTGCCTTGTCTTTGAACGACCATGTGGACGGCATTTCGCTATCCGTAAGGTGTAACGTCTTTTGCCTTTGGTGTTGCGCATCCCATGTTTCATCCGCTGTCGTTTTTCCGCTTTCGCTTTCACGTGACCACGACCAATATTCTGCGGCTACTTCATCCGTAATATCAACGTTTCCGTAGAACAAATGCGGTGTTATCACGGTATCAACACCACCACGTCTAAAAGAATATCCTTTGCTTGAAACAAATTCTATCGTAAGATTGTCGTTACCGTCAACCAATCGCCAATACGGACTATTCCATTTTGGTTCATAATACGTCAATGCACCTCCAGATTTTACGGGTTGGTATTGTAGGCATTGCCAACGGCCACCATTATGACGTACCTCATGGATCTCATATTGTTGCGTTTGCTCGTTGTATTCGTTGTAGAAATATATTCCGTGCCCTACGGTTGGTGTCTGCATTTGTGAACCGTCCTCCCATTCTCCGCAAAATACAGTAACAGGTACTGGCAGACCTTCTTTATCAATCTTTATGTAGTTACCTACAACAGCACCTTGTGCGTATAGCCAATCTGTATGTTCGCCAACTTGGGCAAGTATTTTCTTGACATCTGTGTAGTTCTTGACAAATTCGGGTAATTCGCCAATGGTTACTCCATAGTTTCCATTCTTCAAGATAGGTGCATCAACACCGCTGTACTTCACAACGCGACCTTCGGTAGTGCTTATCATAAAGACACGTTGGCGACGGATAATCGACGCTTTTATGGTCTCATAGTCTGGTTCATCAGGGTCTGAATAATCAACGCACCCCCAACGAGCAATAGTCATCAATTCGCAAGGTGGAAAATTGCGACCAGCAGGCACGTAATTGTCACCATACAAGACTACTTGTATTTGGTTCACGTCCAAACTATTGTTGGTATTGTGTGTAGCAATAACACGCATCCAAGACGTATAGTATTTGTTAGAACCATCCACCTCGACAGATGTTTCGCTTTCGTCACTAATACCCGCTTGCTTTGCGGCTAACGTGTTTATGATACCCTTTAGGATATTGCCGTACATTTGCCCAGTGATGTAGCCATCATACTTTTCTTTCAACGAAAGGATATATGATACGCTACCGTCCGTTTCGTCAATAACTTTTTCGACTTTATCCACTTGGTCATTGTCGGTGTAAAGCGTATCTCCCTCTTGTGCTTGCAATCGGTTGACAAGCATTTCAACGACCTCTAAGTAAGAACGGACACGCGCACTTTCAAATTCAGCATTTCCCAATTGGTCAATACGCCACCCACTACCATCGTATGAGCCCGGTTCGAATTGCGGGCTACGTATTTCATCATGGAATATTGTACGACCTGTTGCTTCTAAGCCTTTTAGGAATGTGATGAAACCTTGTACAGTATCATCTTGCACCTTACTGACAAACAAATCACCTCCGTATGCTTCGACAATTCGCTTAACCTGAGTAGTATTAGTATAGCCTGCTATGTTAGACTTAACACCATTAGTTGCATAAGTAAGACTATCTATTTGGTTTTGTATTCGTTGTAGAGTGCCAACAGAAACATCATTGCGCAAAGTGACTTCGTATGTAGGAATACCATTATTGCCATCCTCCTTTATAACCAGCTGGTCAATATAAACAGATCCACTTATTCCTAAGTCATCATCAGAGAATAATAAAAGGTCACCTTCTTTGATAGTATCATGCAAAGAAATAACATTATCATTATTTATTGCTATTTCATGCTGGCGAGCCATGTATATTTCATCAATCTTTGGCTGATAGGTATAGCGAACATGATCATTATTGAATAACCATAATAGAGTCTTACGTAAGAGCTTTATTGTGGCAGCATAAATATAATTTGTATCATTGATATTGATACCTGTAAGATAGAAATGGTCGCCAGCACTAATCTGATAAGGATAACCACTTTGTGCTTCGTTGTTCCATGCACATGGAAAATAGACTCCATTATCCTCAACTCTCTCCAGGGTAAGTGTGTTTGTACCATCTAATTCAGTAATACAAGACTGCACCTTAAATTCACGTCCTCCACAATAACCATCTGTAAAACCGATAGTCATTTGACCAGAAGATAACATAGCACTTTGCAAGTCAAATCCTATGTTTTTTAGACGTACTTTAAAATTTGGTATTGTCGCTCCATCATCAAAAATACCATTGTCTGTAATAACATCAGCGCTCAATATCTCATCTAGTCGGTCTGTTGATGTGGTGCCAAATACATCACCGGCTGTCATTCCTTCTATAGATGGGTAAATAGACTTTAATCCATTATCATCATTTTCCTCAGTAAATGATACATCGCCTTCATGTATTCCCAATTCAGATGCATTCCCGCTGTCAATATATGGTTTAAGAGGATCTGAAGAGAATACTGGAATATGTTTGCCTTCAACCGTTAGAAAATCGCTGTATTCGCTTGTTTTATTCTTTCTTATCGAGAATGTTGTCGTATTGCTAACACTGTTATATGTAGCTTTACATATATCATTCAGTGATAATTTTGGGAAGCCTGGCAACATCAAAACCTGGAGCGCCATGTTATTAGGCAAAGTCTCCATGTCCTGATAATAATGGTTAGGCATGTTTTTATCACTTCCATAAGCGAAAACACGTGTGGTGACTTTTTGGGCACTATCTACAGTTCTATATATCTCATATAGTCCATTGTCTTTGCCGTATTTGAAGAGATGGTTGGTAGGAAGTCCGGCTGCACCAATAACAATATTTCTGTTTTTGGCTATGAAGTTAAGTCCAAAACTCGTTTTTATTAACTGACAGGCCTCCCAAACGGTTTGACTGCTACATGATAGTGACAATTTTGTCTTTTCCTCACTTGTCTCTGTTCCTAAATTGAAATAAGTATCCCATTTCAATGATGCATTCTGCGCAAATGTCTCACTAACAGATCTTGCTCGCTGAATAGTTCTATTTTTATTTGGTGTGAAGAATAGCCAAAAATCAATGTCCTCATATCCGTTATTCTCGCAGTAACGGTTCATATTGGCCTGTAGCCTGTCCGCTAAGTCATCAATAGTTTCACAATAAAAACTAAAGTTTGGCAAGCTTGAATAATGGACATTATTGTCATAGAGAACCTGGTCGTGAAACATCACATCTGTTGTCTCATTCGTGAGGGAATATAACTTAATGTTATCGTATACGTATCCTTCACCGTAAGTACCTGTTCTAGCTTTCTTGTTAACAGTAGGTACGGTTTTAAGCTCAAATTTTTCGTCTCGATATATTAAGTAATCGCCAATGTTAAAATCAATAGGGTAGGCAGACTTGATTGTAACAGTAACAAAACATTCGCCCATCCATTTGCCTGAATACTCTATACCCGAAACTATTATTTCATTGTTTTGCTTGTCAATTACAGCAGAGCCTTCTTTATTATACAATATATATTTCGCCATTATGATAAAACTACATCTGTTACAGGGTCAGTTACGCGAAACTTTGTTTTAAATGTTACGCAGTTTTCGTTATACTCGTTTTTTGCATCTCCTTTCAATTGGAGTGTTGGAGTTTCTTCGGACATTCCGCAAAAATAAACCTTCTGTCTTCCAATTTGCGTATACGGAGAAAATATGGTTAAGCTTGCGCCATTTCCATCAGTTCCATTTAAGAATCTCACGAAGTTAGAAATGTTTGTTTTTGCTAAACCTAAATTAAGTGCATTACTTTTTAGCTCCTGGCCACAATAAGCAAAGGTTATTTCCATATCGTAAGCCTGGGAATAAACTATAGGACCGATAAAAGTGTCTTCTCCGTGCTCATCGTACCATACTCTTTTTGGCAACTCTTTCGAGTCTCCAATAACCTTGAATGGAACAGAAGAAGTAGTAATACCAAAGGTAGCCTTTGTATCGACTACCTGGTTATTACCACTTTTTTTAATTAGAATAGTATGAAGCTCTGACATGTTGTTATCCTTTTTTGCAAATATATAGAATTTTATCCATACTATGAAG